TGTCTGTGCCCGTGTCTATGTTGACTGTATGCAGGAGTAGTAAACAACACTGCTGCAAGCACTACAAAAATGTACCTCATTTGTGCCTCTTAGTTGATGTTAAACTTAACTGTCTTTTGATCTTCTGGTAGTTCAATCTTTAGTTCAATCAATAGAAGACCATTTGAAAGTGTGACCTTAGAAACATCAGTTCCCTTCTTCAATGTAAATCTCTTAGTAAATGCTGCTGGTTGAAATCCTCGATAGACAGTCTTTGTCTGTTCCTTTGTAGGAGTTCCTACAATCGTTAGAACGTTTCCCTTCATTGTTGCTTGAATGTTTGGTTTTGTTAGACCAGGAACAGGCATAGTAACTGTAAAGTTTTCTTCATTGACTTCTGTTACTGCATACCCAATCCCTTTAGAAGCATTTACGACAGGATTAGCATAAGCAATAGCAGGTACAGCAAGAAAAAAGGTGGTAACAGAAAGAATGAGTGCGAGTTTCTTCATAAAAATCTCCATTGGTTATAGTTCAATTCACATTAGTATTTATTGAACGGATTGCCATCTAAATCGTATCCAACTTTTACTTCAACACCAAAAAGATCAACAGGTTCACCACCATGATACTCAATCATTTTGTTTGCATTATCAAATGATGCAAAATGATCTTTTAAATCTTCCAACAGATATGTCGGTTTGTCTTCACGATTTTTTAGTAGTTGAATAGTATTGTTGATGTGCCAAATTTGATCTCGTGCTACTTCTTGCAAGTATTGAATAATACCGTTTTCTGTAAGTTCAACTTCGATTTTCATAACAATTATCCTTCAAATAGAGTTACACCATAGTTCATACCACGTTTACAGTAAATGAATGTGCCTTTAATCTTTCCATTTACCATTAGTGGTATGAACTTATCAAGATCAGTCATAAACACGGTAAATCTTTGACCAATACTGTTTTTGAATATACCACCAGCAGCAGAACGACCACGATAAAAACTATCGTAAATCAGTTCATCTTCCCATGGTACATTATCAATCATAACAGGGTCTAATTTGATCCATCTATCATCTTCAGTTTTTTGATCAGACCACCTTACTTCACCATTATAATCAGCATGTGATAGTGCATCAATTTTCACATGTTGTTTTAATTTATCATCCCAATAATGTGTAGGAAACATTGGGATTTGTTTGATCTTTGTCTTTTTCACCTATAATCTCCTGAATCATCTCTAATACATGCGACTGCACTATTTTGTAGATTGATATTATGTTTATTTTGTTGAGTGTATTGTATAATCGTTTGTTTGTGTTCTTGACATTGTTCGTATGTCAGGTTTTCATGTTTCATACTACTGATTGCAGAAACAAATATCAAAACCCATTTCATAGCACTTCATATCCTTGATCGTTCAACGTGTAATAAACAGATTTGATATTGAAAGTTGCTATTGCTCGTTCACATCCAGGACAAGGTTTAGCAAGACCATATACAAATCTTTTTTTCTCGTGTGTCTGATACTTCATCCTGCATATGTATAATGTACAACGAGACAACTCGTCAACATCTATTTCTCTCAATGCATTCTTAATACAATCAGTTTCTGCATGGAGAAAGATAGAATCTTTGTTCTTACCAAATTGTGCTTGAAATGGATGCGTTTTCATTTGATTTATACCAAATGAAACGATTTCGTTTCTATGAACCAAACATGCAGCAATTCGTGCTTGTCTAACAGGTTCTACTGCTATTGCCATCTTTGACAAGATGGAAATGTACTTATGGTGTTTGCCTCCAAATGATTTCTCACCTGAAGGCAAACTCGGTCGGTCAGTCGGCATTTTTGTGCTTTACCTTTCGTGTATATTTCGTTTTATCACGAACAATCCTTGGTTTGAACGGAGTGTTCTTCGCAAAAAGAACATATGCCGTTCTTGGTTTATTTTGCTTTCTCATTCTTTCTCTCCTTTAGTCTTTCCATGATAAACGATCTTTCATCATCTGTCAAGACAGACCAAACTTCAATTTCTTCCACATACCTATTGCATCCAATACACACTTCTGTATGTGGATCAATCTTACATACATTTACGCAGGGACTTTTCATCGTTCCTCTCTATATAAAAAAAAAAGAGTGAGGACGAATCCTCACTCTGCGATTTCTCGTGTATCCGTGTTGAGGTCCGGTGCCAGTTCTGCAATAAGTTGGCGTTCCATCAAATGGGCAGCATCCTTACCACGAACCTTTGCCAGTACACGGTACCCAACATCTTCTACTGAGTCAAGACCTATCAAAGCCTTTGACAACCTCCAAGAGTATCCTCTCGTATGAGCATTGTACCAATGCTGACCAATGCGTTTGTGCATTGACTTACGGACGGATTTCTCTCGCAAGAAGGTAATACCAATGTAGGTACTATCCTTAATGTTGAGTTCGTAGATGATATGGGTGCGGTCTGAACGACCTTTGCGTTTTCTTCCGTTATTCATACAAGCATATTACCAAATCCTACCCCCCCTGTCAAGCACTTTTTTAGAGGGCATCCATGCCAAAAACGCATAGGTTGTAGATAAAATTGTATACTGATGGTTGTATATGATGGTTAATATATGTTTAGTTGCAGTACAACCAATGTAAATTTACCACATGTATACAGAACAACAATATACGCATTTGCGTATAATAGAGAAGTATACGCATTTGCGTATCAAGTAAAGTTGCCTTTACGACCTATCGTATACTTAGCAACACATTCCCAGTTATCTTTATCTTTGAATGTAATAATCTTGATTTGTGATAATGGTGCTTTTGGTTCTTTGATTTTATCTGGAACAGCAATCTTTAGCAGTCCCCATTCTTCTAATAGTGAAGCAATGGTATTTCTTCTGCCTTTATCATCATCAGAGAAATCAGTTTGTTTGCCGTCTAATGCAAATAGTTCTTTGAAATGAACTATATAGTATTTGCCTTGTTTATGTAAAATATGACAAGATTGAAATATTTTGTTTTCTTTACGAGAAGCAACACCAATACGAGTTAATGTTTCTTTGATTTTTAGAAAATCCTGCTCCTTTTCAATTTTCACCTCAACTAAAGTATCTATCATTCTATCCGCCCTTTTCTTGTTGTTTTTTCAATTCGGACAATTGCTCATCAGTCAAAACAGAAAGAACTTCTCTTGCTTTAACACGATTGTATTTATAAATTGAGCAGATTAGATCAATATCCGATGAATCAACCTTCTTCCAAGGCCATTTTTCAAATCGTTTCTTTTTACGAACAGAATTATATAGATACTCATATTGTAGTTTCTTATCCAGATGTGAATTGATGTTCATTTCATTCACATGAAACAAAGTATCTGGAAACAAAGATAAAGCACGGTTAACAACAAAAGGAACATATAGAGATTCTGTATATTCATCAATCATTATGTGTTCTTTTTTGTGTGAGATATCATTGGAAAAGTCAAAAGGGGTCATTGTATATCCTTCAATTTCATTTGTTCTAGTGTATTAGCACAAGTCGGACAAATCTTCAATTTAACAATACCATCTTGCGTTTTCAGTTTAATCTTATCTGGAAACGTTTTATCATAGGAATTGCCACATAACTGGCAGAGTCTCTTGAAGAATTTGTCTAACTTTGACATTTTGTGCCCAATAAATGAACTACTTCATCTCACATTCAATCATTATTTCTGCTAAACATGCCATCGTATTTATCTCCTTATCAGCAGCAAATGCAGACTGATACATATACTTTGACAGAATTAATACTAAAGTAGGAATAGAGTTAGCAGTAAAATAGTTGGCAGAAGCATCATACAACTTACGATACAATGTAGTATCATCGTATTCTGCTTCAACAGACCATTTACGAATGCCAGTAAAGTTCTTTTCCTTCATCATTGATACAAGTTGTTTTAGTTGAACTGTTTCAAAGTCTGATAGAATACCAGAATCAATTTTACCACTTACAGAATACTTTTGTAGTTCATTCAAAGTCTTTCTGAAATCAGGAAAATACTTCTTCACTACTTCAGCAACTGCTGCCTTATCAAACACAATCTTTTCAGTATCCAGAATAGATCGGATGCGTTTGTAATACTGTGCAGCAAGATCAAGTCGTTCCTGCTTGGTAAATACAAACTCAACTGTAGAACAACGAGAATGTAGTGGTTCAATGATCTTGTGCTTGAAATTACAAGTCAAAATAAAACCACAGTTAGCAGAAAACTCTTCCATGAAATTACGAAGAGCAGGTTGAGTTGCTGATGTTAGATAATCTGCTTCATCCAAAATAACATACTTTCTCCCACCAACGATTGACATTGATGATGCAAAGTCCTTGATTTGTGTCCTAAGTGTATCAATATTACCATCAAGAGACCCGTTGATGATCATATAATCACACCCGAGTTCTTCAAGCATTGCTCTAGCAATAGTAGTCTTACCTACTCCTGGACCACCAGAAAGAATGAGATTAGGAATATTCTTCTTGAAAACAAACTCCCGAAATCCAGACTTGATTCTTTCTGGCAGAATAGTATCTTCTACTGTCTTTGGACGATACTTCTCTACAAACAAATAATGTTCCATAATATAAATCCTTTATCACTTGAAGTTAGATTTGGTACTTAGAGCAATCCAGTATTCTACTGTATCACTTCTAAAATGTGACAGTCCCTCGTTACTCAGAGTAACTGTATATGTTGCAGGAATCAACTTCAATTTTTCTGCTTCAATAATTGCCGAAAATTCCTTATCAACTTCTCCAATCTCAGTTGAGAATACATCAGAAGAATTGTTCTTAGTATTCACAGTTGATATTGATAGAATGCCATCTTCTCCCCGGATTTCAATTTCTGAAAATCCAAGGATTGCCATTGCTTTTGTAACCCCCTGTAATGTATCAGGAGTAAGATCAAATCTTACATAAGTATCAAACTCTTTGACATCCTTTTCTGGATGTAGAATCAAAGATGTTTCGCAGTAACTATACTTTACTTTACTGCGACCTTGTTTGATAATCATATGCTTTTCATTGAATTCTACATCAGATT